GTAATAAATAGTTTAATAAATAGTTTAATAAATAGTTTAATAAATAGTTTAATAAATAGTTTAATAAATAGTTTAATAAATAGTTTAATAAATAGTTTAATAAATAATATATTTTATTATATTAAATAAATAAAAATTATAAAAAATATATAAATAGTATATAACTAGAAGTAAATAATTTAAACTATTTTATTAAAACTTTACTTATAAATTTTTACTTTATTTATAAAACTATAATTTACTTATAATCCTAACACTAAATACAGATGTATCATTTAAATTTACTATCCCTATTATTAATTGTTATAGCATTATGTATTTTTTATAATGAATATAACAATAAATTAACTTTACCTGAAATATGCTTATTTGCTATTGCTTTTATTGCTATTATTAGAGCATCTTATAATTATATTGAAATAGATAATAAATTAAATAAGACTAATACTTATGAAAGTTTTCTTTCAAATGAAAAAGGTAAAAAAAAATTAAAAGGAAATAAAAATAATAAACATTTAAATAAAAACTCAACTAATCACTCAACTAATCACTTAACTAAAAACAATACTAAAGATAAATTTGATGTAATTTTAAATTCAGAAGAGTCTGAAGAGTATTTTGATATTGAAAATGAACAAAAAACTATTAATAAATTAAAACAAGATATTCATGAATTAAAACAAAATAGTATTGTTGATAAAAATGCTGTAAATGAAGTTAATAATTTATTTGGTGTTGGTGTTGGTGTTGGTATTAATAATAAAGAATTATTTGAAGATAATAATAATACAAATACTACTTCAACAACTACTAAACCAACAACTACTAAACCAACAACTACTAAACCAACACCAACTAACCCAACACCAACTAACCCAACACCAACTACAAAACTATTAAAAAATGGTGATGAAATAAAAAGTGTATTTAATCCTAAAATAGTAATTGGTAAAAATAATAATGGATTTGGAAATACGGATAATAGCAAATGGAATGATGCTTTTAAAGGTGCTGAATTCAATGCTAACTTTTATGAAAAATATAAAGATAATAATAAATGTGAACAATATAATACATTTAGTAGTAATACAGATGAGGCTTTAAGAGTTCAAAACTATAATGATGCTAAAAAATTTGTACCTGGATATACTTATGTCCCTCCTGAAAATTGGAGTGTTCCTCAATATAGACCTCCTGTATGTATATCCTCTAGTCCAAATCCTCTTAAATTAACAGGACTTGTAGATAGAGGATTACCTCTTAATGTTCTTGAATTAAATCCTCAAGGTGAAGTAGCCGATACTGAAACAGATGTATCTTTAAGCAATGTTGGAAGTATGATGCCTAATTTTAAATATGAAGAAGAACCATTTAGTAGACCCTATGTTTAATTTATAAATAATTTAATATTATTTTTAACTATTTTTTTTTAACTATTTTTTTTTACTATTTTAATTTTAACTATTTTAATTCTCTTTGTAAATAATAGTATAATTCATATTAAATAATAAATATAATAAAATGTATAATAATGCTCAGCAACTTAATATAACTACTCTATTACCTTATAGTAATCAAAATACAAAATCTTTACAAAACATAAATTATATAAATACTAATCTTAATCAGTATGATAATTATAATGATTATAATAAAAATGTTGTTTTAATTAATACTATTTTTAATAATAATACTAATACTAATCTAGAACAATCAAATAATAATAAACATAATAAATATAATAATAATAAACATCATAATAATAAATATAAAAAAAATGAATATACTTTAAAAAAATATTTAGGTGAAGGAATACAAGGAAGTTTATATATGGCATATGACGTAAATAATAATAAATATATATGTAAAAAAATAACTCTAGAACCATCTCAAAATCCAAATCAATTAGAACAATTAAATTTTGAATTAAATTTATTAAAGTTTTTATCATCTAATAAAATAACAAAAAATTATATTAATCCTTGTGTAGAACATCGCATTGTAGATAATCAAGTATTTACAGTATTTCCAATATTTGATGGTTATAGTTTAAGTCATTTAAAAAAATATTTTCATAAAATGACACCAAAAAATTACTATACTATGTTATTTCATATAATAAAAGTAATACTATATGCGATGTCTAAAATTCATCAAAATAACATTGCACATCAAAATATAAATGAAAATTCTATTTTAGTATCTACTCATAAAAAAGTAGATGATATAAAAGTAAAATTTACAGATTTTGGTTTAGGTTGTGGTGTTAATAATAAAAATAGTTATATAAATTCAATGCTTACAACTATAAATAAATGTAAATCATCCACACCATCAACTTTAATTACACCATCATTGTTAAATCAAATCTCTCCTACTAATAAATTTTTATCTCTAGAACAAAAACACGATATTACTGGGTTATGCTATATTTTTATACAATTATTATTATTGTTTGAAAATATAAAATTAGATTTATCAAAAGGTTATACAAATGAATTAAAACAAGAAACAAAACATTTAATAACATCTAAATTTGTATCATTATTAAAATTAGATAATGAAATAAAAAAAGATATTCTAGAATACTTATCTATTTTAAATAATTATATTTTATGTGAAGAAAAAAATATGAAAGATTGTCAGTATATTCTAGATAAACTGATTATATATGAAAAATATAAAAATGATACGTTTTAACAAATAAATAATAAAATAACTACGATTTAATACAATACTTATCACTATCTAATGTTTTGCTAGAAATATAGGCAAGTAAATTACTGCCTTCATTTTTAATTAGCAAATCAAAGATTGCGACGAGTTTATCAACATCATACGTATGTAAATTCTTATGAAGAATATAGACTATTTGAGTATAAAGTTCTTCAATCAAATTGATAATAAACGTAGTTTTACCTCTAAACGTAAGATTGATTGGAGTTTGTTTACGTGGATTATAAGATGAAAGAATTTCGATACGTGATTTATTTGATATACTACACGATGGTGTTTTCATTAATGGCTTTAAAGAACTAAGTGTTTGTTTTATTTTACCATTTCCAGTAAAACTTTGTTTAAATCCAATAAAATCGGGATTTTGGTGTATATCTCTAATTATTTTAATAATATAATCAACAATAGTGTTTAAATCATAAAATTCTGTTTTTGGTTGTTCTACGCGAGATGCAGTATGTCGTGTGCCGTTTTTTTGACCATGTTTTTTTAAATCAGATTTCGTGATAACTTTATCTACTCTGTCTACTGGTGGTTGACCGGGTATATTACCAAATATTTGCGTAGGTCTATATACTCCAATTGTATCCATAGATGGCGAAGCAGATGGCGAACCAGATGGCGAAGCAGATGGCGAAGCAGATGTCGAAGCAGATGGCGAAGCAGATGGCGAAGCAGATGGCGAAGCATCTTCATCTTCGTCATCACTAACATCCCATTCACAATCAGGTGACTGTTCATCTATTTCTGTATTAAGCATTTCTTTATCTGCTTGTCTTAAACTATTAAATTCGTCTTCTGCTGTTTCTTTTTCATCCCAAACAAGAGTATCTATATGTGATGAACTTTCCTGCCATTTTTCTAGTATTTCATTTATTTTTTCGATGAGTTCTCCATTATCACCATATTTTTCACGTGCTTCTTGTAAGGCTTGTTCATCCTTTTCATATGTGTCTTTGGTAAGAGGTAATAAGTTGGACATTTTACAAATGTTTTAGTAGTAAAACACAGATAAAATTCTAATAGCGGTTAGATTTATAAATATATTTAAATATTTATTTTAAAATCAATTTTTTACTAAAATTATAAAAATTCCTATAAATATTATTTTTAATTATTATTTTATTTAATTATCTAGATATAAATATTCATATATTCTTTTACTAATAACTTTTCCTATATGTCGTTTTTGTTTTTCTGTATGTGTAAGAAGAATAGTAGATAATAATTTAATTCTATCATTGTCTGTTTCACAATTAGTATAGGCATTAAGTAAAGATGTAAGTGTAGGATATACTTCATTTATTTTAATAGCAATAGATGTGCTAACTCCAGGTATATTTGTAAGTATAAGTTGGTTCCATAATTTAGGTGTCATATTATCTTTTTTACATTTTTTAATAGAGTGTAAATATAAATTATTATTTTCAGTATTTTCATTATTAATAGTTTTATTAGTTTCATTATTAATAGTTTTATTAGTTTCATTATTATTATTTTTATTATTTAAAGTATCATTTAGAATAATAGGTGTATCCAGAATAAAACTATTAGAATCACTAGTATTTACAATAGAATTACTAGTATTTATTATAATTCTCTCTGGAGTATCATTAATTTCTATATCTTGTTGTAAATTATTATTTTTTAAAGTAAAGAAATCATTTATATTTTTATTCATTCTTTCATATAATCTTATTAAAATATCTAATGTTTCTTGTAATGATGTTGTTCTAATAATAGGTATAGTATCTCTAAATATGGAACTAATAATGCTTCCATATAAAAGGGTTTTATCATTAAGTTTTCTTAAATCATTAACTAAACCTTCTAATAAATAGCAAATAATAGTATTCGAATTAGACCTTTCGGCTTGTAATCTAATTTTTTGTTCTTTATAGCGACCATCTTTTATACTTGATATCATATCAGTCATACATTTCCTTTCAATAATTAATGATTTATCAGGGTGTTTAGATGATGAAATTATAATATCTCCAATATCTAATTTTTTTATTTCATAAGGTATAGTAAAAAAAGATGTATTTTTTATTAATTCTATTAGTTTATGTTCTCTGTTGTCTATAGTAATCATTTTATATATAAATTATATAATTTATTATAAAACTATATAAAATAAAGTAATACGAATGTTAGCGAAAGTAATGAGATTATTAGATAAAGTATCTAGATAGATTATGTTTATATTAATATTAATAAAAAATAATAAAAAAATAAATAGTTTTATATAATAACAATAAAATAATACAATAATAATAAATTAAGTATAAATAATTATTTATTCAACACTAACATCAGGATAATAATCATAATCTTCAGTAAATGTAGTAACATCATTTAACGACATTTTAACATTAATATCATTACAATACTCTGATGTTTTAAAATAACTATCAAGGTCTTCATTTTCTTGTTCTTCATCAATTGTATCCATAGTGTCAGGATCATCATATGTATTTAATAAATCTTCATTTAATAAAACAATACTATCACCTGTTCCACAATTTGGTATTTGACCGACCATAATATTACTTGATACACCTTTAATATTATCAAAAGAGCCAAAAAGACTAGCCTCTAGCAATTGGTCTGTTGATTCTTCAAAACTTGCTTTAGCCAATGGACCAATATTTTCTTTCTTAATACCAAAACGATTAATCGCTATAATATCACTATTTTGACACATTTTATCACAAAGTAAATCAATATGACGCGGACTAATATTAATATCATTAGAACTTAATACTTTCAATAATTGATATTGTATTTGAAAACGTGCTGCCTCAATACCGTAAATAGAATACATTTCATTAGGATCAATACTGTAAGTTCTATTAACATCTACACCAGGCATCATTAAAATATCAAATAATATAGTTGGATTTAAATGTTTAGAACCATCAGCAGTAATTGTAAATTCTTTTTCCTCTACAAATGAACCATTTTTATTTACAATAATTGGTAATAAATTTTCATCAGGAGGTATTTCAACAAATGTAATACCATCAATACCTTTAATATTGATTTCACTAATTTCTTTTATTTTTTCTTCTATAAAAAGTATATCATCATCTGCTTTATGTGTTTCAAAGTTAATTCTAATTCTAAATATAAGTTTAGAAGCATTATCATCCATAAACATAAGAGAAACATTGGGATAATTTTCTTTTAATACAACCTGTATATCTTCCATTGTAATTTTATAGTCAATAAATTTTTTTCTATTAAATTCTAATCTAATTAACCAAGGATTTGTATTTGGTGTATCAGTATCTTTAGAAATTTCATTAAATATTTTATAAATTTCCATAATTTCACGGTCTTCTGGTAAAACATTATCATAATTATTTGTAGGTTCAAGATAAATAGAACTAGTTTCTAATACATCACCAATAGTAATCATATTAATATTATTTTTTATTTTTTCAGCATTTTCAATATCAAAACGATTATTTTCAGTTAAATATATTTCATAAGAATTATGTTTTAATGTTTTAGTATTACTTAAAATTTCTTCTAAACGTGGAACACCCTGTGTTACAGCAGATTTCGAACCAATACCAGCATGGTGAAATGTATTCAAAGTCATTTGTGTAGATTGCTCTCCAATACTTTGAGCGGCAATTGGACCAATCATTTCACCACCTTCAATTAAAGAATTTGTATAAATAGATTTAATTGAAGTTATAATATGTTTAAAGGCAATTTTATTAATTTTATAATCACGAATAAGTTTTTTAGGTGATAAATAATCCCAAATTAATATTTCACTAATTAAATTACGTTGTCCATTAATTTGACAAAATTTAATAATTTCATTTAATTCATTAATAATTTCGATAGGATGTAAATCACTTTTATTAGATGATTGATTAAGTTTAAACAATTGTGTAGTATTTAATAGTAATCTTTTAAAATTAATAGGATAGTGTAATTTATCATCTAATTTATTAAATTTAATAAATATAGTATGATATTCGGTAATTATATCTTTAATATTTTTATTAAAATGTGTAATAATTTGTTTCCAATTTTCTATTTTTTTCATTTTAGTAAATTCAGTTTTTAATAGAAAATCAAATTTATCATTTACATCAATATAATAATCATTATTAAGTTTTTCAATAGAAATTTTAGTAAAGTTTGTTTCTTGTTTTTCTAAACTAATACTATTAAATCCATCATAACCATAACAAAATTGAACAATTTCATTATTACTTGTTCTTACTGTATAATCATGGGCTACTTTTAAATCCTCCATTGCTTTAATTAATTTTCTTTGTAAATAACCAGAGTTAGCAGTTTTAACAGCAGTATCAATAACACCTTCTCTACCTGCCATTGCGTGGAAAAAGTATTCTTGTGGATTTAATCCATTCATAAAATTACTACTAATAAATCCACGACTTTCTATACCATTTTCAAAACGTGGATAATGAGGTAAAGACCGATTACTGAAACCAAGAGGCACACGTTTTTGGTCTATTGTTTGTTGTCCTAATAAACACATCATTTGTTGTATATTTTCTGCTTTACCTTTTGAACCACTTGTAACAATATAATTAATACGATTTGTTAAAGGCATTTTTTCAACAATTTGTTTTTCAATAGTATCTACTGTATTTTTATTAATAGTTGCTATTTTACGATCATATAGTTCGTCTAAATTGTTAGAAATATCACTAAGAATATTTAAATGAGTTTTTTTGGTTAATTCAACAACTTTTTTCTTAGAGTCAATAATATAATCTTCATTGCGTTTTTTAATATCTTTATGAACAATTAAATCACTAATACCCACACTAAATCCACTTCTAATTAAATAACGTGAAATTATTTTTTGTAAATCATTTAAATAACGTGTTGCTTCTTTTGCTCCATAATCATTAACAATATGATGTAATATAGCGGTTGATGCTCCTTTTTCAATTTGTCCTTCCTTTAAAATACCATCATCAATTATAATAGATTTTATTTTTTTATCAAATTTTTTACTATAAGTAATAGGTGGTAAAATTAAAGAATACAATTGTTTTCCTGTCCATTTAACAATTGAACCATTAATATAGTCGGGTTCAGGTAAATGACCGTTAAATTTTTCAATACCAACTAATAAATTCATAATTTCTTGATGTGAAAAATATACATTATCATCTGTAAGTTTAAAAAGACCTAATAAATTATCTTGTGCGGGAGCAATAATAGGAGAACTTGAACTAGGACTAATAATATTTTTAGATACTGCCGCTAAATATTCTAATTCAACAGCAGTTTGAATACTTTGTGGAACGTGCATATTCATTTCATCACCATCAAAATCAGCATTATAAGGCTTACAAACATCAACATTTAATCTAAATGTATTACCTTCCATTACTCTAACTCGATGACCCATCATACTCATTTTATGTAATGAAGGTTGGCGATTAAATAATACCCAATCACCATTAATTAAATGACGATTAACTGTATCTCCATAATGTAATTCATATTTATTTTTATCCATAATCATATATTGAGTTCCATCTTTAATTCTTTTAATACTTTTTGCTCCAGGATAAACTTTATGTCCATTTTTAACATATTGATAAAGTCGTGTAATATTATTTTTATTTACAACTTCTGGAAAAGTTAAATTCATAGCAATTTTTTTAGGAACACCTAATTCTTCAATGGCTAAATTAGCATCAGCAGAAATAACACTACGAGCACTAAAATCAACACGTTTACCCATTAAATTATTTCTAATACGCCCTTCTTTACTAGAAAGACGTTGTTTTAATGTTTTCATTGGACGACCACCACGCGTTGTTGATGGAGCAATCCCTTTAATTTCATTATTAAATAAAGTAATGACATGATATTGAACCATATTATTTAAAAGATCAATATCATCTTGTGTAAGTGTTGTATTTTTAAGTTTTTCTTTTAACATTCTAGTCCATTTAATAATTTCATAATATTTATTAGTTAAATCATCTTCACTACGTTGGCTATTATATTGTCTCACACTAGGTCGCACACATGGTGGTACTACAGGTAAAATAGTCATAATAAGCCAACTAGGCATACACCATTTAGGACTAAATCCCATAACTAAAGCATCATCTTCAGAAATACGTTTAAAAATGGAAAGGATAATTTCAGCATTAAATTTTTGTATAATATTTACAGGTGTATCATCATTATCATCTTTCCATTCAGCAATAATTTTAAAAGTTGTTCTTAAATTTTTAGTATCATATTTAGATGGTTGTATTGCTCCACATCCTCCGTTATCATAAAGTGTTTCATTTTTTTTTTCAATTGCTCCACAAATACGGTGTGATTTTTGAAGAAGTTTAAATATTTTTTCAAATCGTTCTTTATTATTATTTTTAGTGCTATTTATTATTTCTTTAATTTTTTTATCATTTTTATTTACTAAAAGACGACTACATTTAATACATATACATTTTAAAATTTTAATAATATCAGTTTCAAATTGTAAATTAAAAATGGGTTTAGGTAATTCTATATGACCAAAATGTCCAGGACACTTTATATAAGTTTGTTCGCAGGATTTACAGTCAAAATTAGGTTCAATAGAACCCATACGTAAGTCAAATAAACCATTAATTTTAGGAACTCCATTACTATCATATAATGTTTCACAAGTTATATGCACAACTGATTTAGAACGTATAACTTCTGGACTATATATACCAAATTGCATACCATTTACAAAACCTATATCTATATTATTTTCATTTGTATCAATTAAATTAGACATTTTTTAGTTTTATTATGTTTCTTCTAAATATAATTAATATTTTTAATAATATTATTATTTATCAAGATTAATAAATTCAATTTTTATATTTAGAAAATATATTATAATATATAGTTTATTTTTATATTTAATATTTAATATTATTTATTTAATATTATTTATTTTATATTATTTATTTTATATTATTTATTTTATATTATTTATTTTATATTATTTATTTAATAAGTATAAAATTAAATAATATTACATACTATTACATAAATTAACTATAAAAATGAAATCTGATAAAGAAACTATAAATAATTTAAATAAAAATATAAAATCTAATGTCTCTAGAAATAAAATATATATTAAACCATACAATACTAGAGAAAGTAATAAATATATTAAATTTAATATAAATGATGATAATTTAATAGAAACTGATAGTGATGATAATGATTATAATGAAGATGAAGACAATGATGAAAATAATGAATGTGATGAATATGAAGATACTTATAAAGATATAAAAAAATATATTGATAATCATATTAAAATAAAAAATAATAAAAATAAAATAGATGAAAAAACACAAACGTTAATAAAAACACAAACTTATAAATTTTATGAAAATTTAATACATTATCAACCTAAATTAAACTTAGATACTATTAAATATCATATTGATTTTTTTTTAGATTATGATATAGAACAACAAACTAAATTAGTCATATCATTTGCAGAATTATTAGATTTAAAACTAATTAAAACACCACATTTATTTAAAATAATGAATTCTACATTGGATTTATATTATAAGAAAATAGCATTAAATAAATTACAATTATTAGAACAGATGACACCAGATAATAATGAATATTTTAAATTAAAGCAATGGATAGATACATTATTAGACATACCATTTAATATTTATAAAACACCTCATTATTTAAATAATGAAAAAATAAAAAATTCAGCAACTTATTTAAAAGATTCTAAAGAGTATATGGATACTATTATTTATGGACAACACAATACAAAATCACATATCATTGAAATACTTGCTAAAATGATAAGTAATCCAAAAACATTAGGTTCTGTATTTGCTATACACGGTGAAGCGGGAACAGGTAAAACAACATTAATTAAAGATGGATTATCTATTATTTTTGGATTACCATTTATTTTTATATCTCTTGGAGGAGCACAAGATAGAGCATTTTTAGCAGGTAGTAATTATGTTTATGAAGGTAGTGCGTGTGGTAAAATAATTCAATCATTAAAACAATCTCAATGTATGAACCCTATATTTTATTTTGATGAATTGGATAAAGTAAGTAATACTGATAAAGGTCAAGAAATAATTAATTTATTAGTTCATTTAACAGATTATAGTCAAAATAGTCATTTTAATGATGATTATATGGATGGTATTTCACTAGATTTATCTAGAGCAACATTTATTTTTTCTTTTAATGATAAAGAAAAAATATCTCCAATATTACTTGATAGAATGGAAATGATTAAATTTAATTCTTATACAAAAACTGAAAAGAAATATATAGCAAAACATTTTTTATTACCTAGTGTAGTTAAAAATGTCTTTGGAGAAAAAACGGATAAAAAAATAGAATTATTAGAGGAGCAATTAGATAAAATTATAGTAAAACCTAATATATATCGTGATATATATAATATACCAATTTATAATAATAAAAATTACACTAATCAAAAGCAATATAATAAAAAGCAATATAATAAAAATCACACTAATAAAAATAATATAAAAAATCCACAACATAAAATTATTCATAAACTTATTGAGAAAAAGAAAAAGAAAAAGAAAAATAAAATAAATATAAATATAAATTATAATAATAATTATGGAGGTGTAAGATATATAAAAAAAAGAATAGAAAAAATACTAGCAAGAATGAATGTAGATATTATTATGGGAACATTAAAACTAAAAGATAATAATATAATACCAATAGATAATAAATATATAGATAATAATGTATAAAATAATAAATAAAATAATGAATAAATTATTTATAAATTTATATAAAATTGATTTATAAAAAAACTAAATAAGCATTTATAATAAATAAGCATTTATACTATTAAAATGGAAAAAATAAATAAATGTAATCATATAGAATGTAATAAAAAATTAAAATTAACTGATTTATCTTGTAGATGTGAAAAAAGATTTTGTATTACACACAGATTACCAGAAAGTCATCACTGTGTATATGATTTTAAAAAAAATGGACGACAACAATTAAAAGATAATAATCCAATGTGTATTCATCAAAAAATAATTAAAATTTAAAAAACTAATTAAAATTTAAAAAAATAAATTTGTAATTTATACATTTTATACATTTTATACATTTTATACATTTTTTTTTAACAGTATAATTTATAAATTTATTATTTTGTTTATTATACTTGATAATGATATATGTGAAATATCTCCTTCTACATAATCTT